CCAGACGACCCTCAGCCCGGATCCGAAGCTGGCCGATACTGGGCAGCTCGAACTGGTCAGCAGTGGCTTGCTGGACCGTCCGACTCTGTTTGGTGGTGCATGCTCTTCGTCAGCATGTGTCTGGACGAGTGCGGGCAGATTGACGCTATTGGAGGATTCTCCTTTAACACTGACTACACCGTCAACAAGGTCCGCCAGCACCCTGACGCTTACTTCGTATCGGTTTACGACGCCAAGCCGGGCGATGTCGTCATCTATGACTGGGACGGCGGCGGCACGGACCACGTGGGCTTCGTCGAGAAGAACCTTGGCGGTGGCACGCTCCAGACGATCGAGGGCAACACCTCGTCTGGCAGCTACGGCTCTCAGTCTGCTGGCAACGGTGTTTGGCGGCGTGTCCGCAACCAGTCGATCGCTTATGTGATTCGACCCGCATACACCGACTCTCCCAGCAACACTGCTCCGGCTGGCCCCGCGGACATCCGTGCTCTGCAGCGAGCCGTTCGGGCTACCCCCGACAACGTAGCCGGACCGAACACTCGCTCTCGCTGCTACGCCCTGGCTGCCGCATCTGAGTGGGGTGGGAAGACCTTCCCCTTCGGCGTGGCATTCACGCAGTCCGTGGTCGGTACTGAGCAGGACGGGGTCTGGGGTGACGCCTCTGAGGAGGCGCACGACTCTACTGTCGAGGCCGTTCAGGCAGCCGTCGGCGCTGAGGTCGATGGCGTCTACGGCGCCGAGACAAACACCAAGGTGAACGCCCTGCTCGACAGGGCCGAACAGCCGTAGGAGGCTCAAAATGGCAGCGCCATACTGTACTATTACTGGAACTATCCCTGGCGGACAGAACGGCAAGGCTACTGTACGGATCACTCCGGATGTTGATGGCGCAACTGCGACACTCAATGGTACCGAAGTTTCCATGCGGGAGTATCTTGTTACCTCCGACTCCGCCGGAGCGATCCGAGTCGAGATTCTCGCTCCTGGCAATGGGGTTAACCCTGGTGGTAACTGGACCCACACCGTCGAGATCAAGACTCCCGATGGTGTGACAAAGAAGCACGTCTCCCTCGTCCAGGGTGAGACGATTGATATCGTTTCCGCTGCACCAGTTCGGAAGATTGCTCCAGACATCTTCTTCGGACCTGCATCCCGACCCCTTCCCCTCCTGTCTGGGGGTAGTGGTGGGAGCGCTGGTCTCTCTACCGTTCTTGGCTCTCTCCCGCTTCAGCCGGGCCGAGTTGTTCCGACAGTTGGTTTCTTCGGGGATTCATGGTCTACTGAGGCCATGATGGGTCCCGGATTCAACCTTCCTGCCGCTGCTTCTCGACTTCTCGGATGTGTTCCGATGGTTAGCGCCATTGACGGAAGTGGCTTCGCCCACTCCAAGGAGGGGAACCTTAGCTTTGAGGTCGACTCTCGAGTTAATGCGGTCTGCGCATCTATCCCCAACCTGATTGTCACTGTCGGTTCTCTAAACAGCGACAAGGTTGTGGAGAATGGCGACAAGAATGGTTCTAATATTACGGAGGCGGTTCGGAACTTCGTTACGAAGGTTCGCACCAAGCTTCCCAACGTTCCGATCATCATGGTTGGTCCAGAGCCCTCCTCGGTTAGTCGTCTACAGTCTCGCGATGCCCACGTCAACGTTAAGGCCCAAAAGGCCGGTGTTGAGGCTGCTGGTGGCATCGCTAACGGTGTGGTCTTCATCGACTGGCTTGGTATCGCTGACAAGCAGGCGGTTCCTTTCCGTGAGGGTCGAGAGAATGCCGAGGGTGATGTCGTGGTCTATGGCGGTGTCGCTTATCGAGTGACTAAGGCTTGGACTGCTGGCTCCGGTGAGACCCCGCTCACTCCAGGGGCTCCGACGATTCAGGTTTCTGACGTTCTGTCTGGAACTGGTAACGAGGCTAACAAGCAGAATGACGGGACTCGTGACATTCTGCTGATGTCGGATGACACTCACCCCACCAAGGCCGGATCTACTGCATTCGGTTCGGCGCTGGCTATCCGAATCTCGGAAGGGTATAAGGCAATCGAGGGCTGGGCCCAGTCTAAAGGACCGGTGCTTCCTGCCACTAAGGTAGTGACGCCTACGCCTGGACCAGCTCAGCCTCCAGTGCCTAATCCGGGTGGCACACCGGTTCCTCCCACGCCTCAGCCTAAGCCCGCTGGTCTTCCAATCATGGCATGGCTTCCTGGAGGATGGGGGACTGAGAACCGAATCGCCTACAGCCTCGAGGAGCTTAAGGCAGTCGCGGCCCTCAAGCCGGATCAGATCGCACTCCCGATCCAGTCCACGGCTGATAGGGGAGACTCTGCGGTGGCCATTCCGCAGAACTACGCGGCTGGTAAGGAGTTCTCGCAGTCAGGCCTCCAGACGATCCGTAATGCCGGTGTGAACGTCGCAGGTATGATCGAGGCTCTGGATACTCTGGAGGCGCAGAACATCGCAGTCCTTCCGAACATTCGGAATGGTATCGTGGATAACTCAGCTCAGTGGTACCGGTCTTCTGACGGAAAGCTTCTTCCCATCCTGCTAAAGCGGACCGGTAAGCTGTACTTCGCGATCCACTACCGCGGGCAGAACAAGCTGCGTGAGATCATGAAGACCGACTATGCCGATCTGAAGCGAGTATCGGACAACACCGATGGTGCTGCCGACTGGCAGGTCTCGGCAGTTAAGGATGCTAATCTCGGTATTCTCCCGGCTAGCACCGGAGCAAGTGCATGGCAGGCGGCTAAGACAGCATTCCCCGAGGGTGTGTGGGTCCTGGTCGCAAACAAGGACGAGCAGGCTATTGCTGAGACCGCCGCAAAGACTGTCGGTGTCAACATTGTCGGATGGGCTGTGCCTAACGCTGAGGCTTTCGCTAAGCTGAAGGCCTGATTCTAGGAGAATCATGATTACGATCGAGAGCCAGGGAGACTGGAAACTCACCAGGAATTGGTTTGACAGAATGACGAAGTTAGACCTGGCTCTGATCATGAATCAGTTCGGCAAGGAGGGGGTTTCTGCCCTTAAGGCGGCGACCCCCTCCAGGTCGGGCGAGACGGCAGCTAGCTGGAACTACGAAGTCACGAGAACCGGTAATAACTGGCAGATCACCTGGACAAACTCACATGTAAACAACGGCGTAAACATCGCCGTCATCTTGCAATATGGTCACGGTACTCGTAATGGCGGGTACGTCGTCGGCCGAGACTACATCAACCCCGCTATCAGGCCCGTATTCGACAAGATAGCGAAGAAGGCCTGGAAGGAGGTCACTAAGTAGTGGCTACTATTGATGAGCGGGTAGTCTCGCTCAAGATGAACAACAAGCAGTTCTTGTCTGCAATCAAGGAATCCGCGTCCAGTATGGACCGACTCAAGGAATCCTTGAAGATGCAGGTGGCTGCAGATGGTCTCTCTCGTATTGGAGAGATCGCTAAGAACACCACTCTCGGCGATCTGGCCACCAAGGCTCTCGACATCGGCAAGAATATGTCGGTCATGCAGGGTCTTGCCGTCACCGCATTCGGTGGAATTGGTGTCGCGGCTCTTAATGCTGGTCGAAGTGTGGTCTCTGGCTTCATCGGAACCATCAAAGATGGCTTTAATGAGTATGAGCTCAAAATGAGAGCCATTCAGACCATTATGGCCAATACAGTTGAGAAGGGGACCACCCTCGGCGAGGTTAAGACCTCTCTGGCCGAGCTGAACACCTATGCCGATAAGACGGTATACAGTTTCAGCGACATGACTCACGCCATCGGCCTGTTCACCGCAGCTGGTGTCGATCTTCAGACATCCGTGGCATCAATTAAGGGTCTGTCTAACCTCGCAGCGGCCTCGGGTTCAACTGCCCAGCAGACAGCAACTGCATACACCCAGCTCTCGCAGGCTATCGCGGCTGGCGCTGTCCACCTTCAGGACTGGAACTCGCTAGTCCAGGCAGGCATGGGCGGTGAGTCATTCAGGAATGCCCTTATCGAGACCTCCCGAATGATGGGTACTGGCTACGATGAGGCTATTGCTAAGGACGGAAACTTCCGAGAGTCTCTCAAGGAAGACTGGCTTACTGCTCAGGTCATGACGACCACCCTTACCGCCTTGACAAACGACCTCTCAGAGGCACAGCTTGTGGAGATGGGGTACTCCGAAGAGCAGGCCCATAAACTCAAGCAGTTTGCTCAAGGTGCGTTTGATGCTGCGACCAAGATCCGAACCTTTAGCCAGCTAGTAGATACGACCAAGGAAGCCATCGGTTCCGGATGGGCCGAGACGTTCGAGATTCTCTTTGGTGACTTCGAAGAGGCATCGGTTCTATTCACGTCTATTGGCGACTGGCTCGGTGGCGTTATTAAGGCCAGCGCTGACGCGCGAAACGGATTCCTCCAGATGTGGAAGGATCTTGGAGGACGGGCATCCCTTGTTCAGGGTCTGGCCAATATCTTCTGGGCCATTGTCAAAGTTCTCGGACAGATCGGAACTGCCTTCCGACGAGTGTTCATGAATGCTAGCGCTGAAGGTCTTGTTCGCATCACCAAGGCCTTTGAGAACTTCACCTCGAAGCTCATCATTACGAACAACTTCGCTGATAAGCTTGGGTGGACATTCACCGGTCTGTTCTCAGTCTTCCACATCTTTGCAACAATCCTTGGTGAGATTGCTCAGGTTGTCTTTACCGTAGCGTCACACATCGTTAGCGCTCTGTTCCCAGCATTCACTGGGATCAATTCTGGTGTATTCCAGATTACTAAGGTCCTAGGTAAGGCGATCTACTGGTTCGACCAGTGGTTTACCAAGCTGGACATCGGCGGAAAGATCCTCAAGCTCCTTCTACCGCCAATCGATCTGGTTGGTAAGGCAATTAAGTGGGTTTCAGATAAGATCCACGACTTCATCATGTGGATCGACTTCACCGGTAAGGTCCAGAGCGCCGGTCAAGGCCTCAAGAATCTTGCTTCAAAGTTCGGACTCGTCAAGGACGCTATTAAGAACTCGGTTGTCGGCCAGCAGTTCTCCGCAGCTATGGACTCTATCCACAGCGGAATCGACAAGGCCAAGAATAAGCTTCACGAGTTTGGTCAGACTGTCGGCGAAAAGCTGAAGGCGAAACTCACCTCTGGAAAGTCAGCTCTGTCTGACTATTTCAAGGGCTTCGACCTGAGTAACATGACCACTTCTGAGGCGATTGTCTCGAAGCTCGGATCTAAGTTCGATGAACTCGGTAACAAGCTCAGGATTTCCGAGAAGGTTCAGTGGCTCAAGGAGAAACTTGTTGAGCTGAAGGATGCGCTTGTCGATACATGGAATACTATTCAAAATAGTAGTGTTTGGGACCACCTTGGCAAGTCCTTCTCCGACATCGGCGGTAAGGTTAAGGAAGTAGCGGTCTCATTCCGCGACTGGGTTAACGGTCACGGTGAGGTCAAGGCCAAGGCTAAGGAAGCTGCGGGAGCAGTTTCAGAGGTTGGGTCTGCCGCAGCCCAGGCTGCTAAGGAGACAGGTCAGGCCGCTAAGGAGAACTTCCTCAAGAAGTGGTTTGAGGACATTAAGCAGGTCGCTCAAGCCGTACACCTTCCGGAACTCTTCGACACTATCAAGCAGAAGTTCGTCGAGTTCAAGGACTTTGTCGTTAACACCTTCGCCCCCAAGGTGAAGGAGGGCGCAAAGAACGCATTCGGCTCTATCGGTACCGCGATGAGTCAAGCGAACTCCAACCTCAAGTCTTATGACATGGGCAAGATCCTTGTCGGGGCCATTGGCGGAGGAGTACTTATCGCCTTTACTCGATGGATAAACTCATTCAAAGAGAACTTCGACAAGATCGGAAATGTCGCTGACAAGCTCGGTAACGTCTTCGACAAGCTCGGAGGGGTCCTCGAGGCATTCGAGCAGAAGGTTAAAGCCAAAGCCCTTCTGACGATCGCAATTGCTCTCGGTGTTCTTGCCGGGGCGCTGATCCTGATGTCTCTTGTTCCGGCACCGAAGCTCCTCGTCACACTGGCTGTCCTGAAGTATCTCTTCAAGATGATGGATGACATGCTTGAGTCTATGACCAAGATGGTGGCCTTCAAGAATGACAGTGTTCGTATTGTGGCTATGCTCATTGCTATGGGTGCCGCTATGATCCTGATGGCAACTGCTGTCCGGATTCTTGCCGGAATGGATCTCAAGGGTGCTGTGGTCGGTCTTGCTGCCATGAAGATCCTGATGATGACCATGCAGGAGTTCATGACCAAGATGGCTGCTACCAAGGGCGTTGAGAAGGGAGCTGGAATCCTTCTTGCTCTTGCTGCATCCTGTGTTATTCTGTCTCTAGCAGTATACACTCTTGGGTCCATGGATACTGGTAAGGCTATCCAGGGGGTCGTAACCCTCGCCGCGGTTGTGGCGATCCTGTCTGGGTTCATGATGGTCGTCAGTAAGGACCCATTCATGGGTAAGGGTGCGGCGATTCTCCTGTCGCTGGCCGTCTCATGCAACATCCTTGTGGCGGCTATCTGGATGCTCGGAACAATGGACACTGGCAAGCTCCTCCAGGGAGTCATTGCTCTAGGCGTGATTATTCTCGAGCTTTCTGTGGCGATGGCTGTTGCTGGTAGGGCTAATGCTAGAGGTGCGGCTGCGATTATCGCTATGTCCGCGGCAGTCTTGGTTCTGACAGGGGCAGTAGCAATCCTTGGCAACATGGATATCATGACCCTGGCTAAAGGACTCATCGCTCTTGCAGCAGGTCTGGCTATCCTAGCTATCTCGATGGCAGCAGCCGATGCCTTCAAGACTGGTGCTATTGCTCTTGGTATTGCGTCAATTGCATTTCTGTCACTGGCATCAGCAATGAAGACCCTATCCGGGATCACGTGGACTCAGCTGGCAATTGGTTTGATCGCTCTTGCTGGTGGTATGCTGATCCTGGTTGCTGCGGCAGCTGGTGCACAGTACTTCGCGGTAGGTATGATCATCCTTACTGCTGCACTACTTGCGCTAGGACTAGCCCTACTCCCAATCTCAATTGGTATGGCTGCCTTTGCGGCAGTACTGGGTATCTGTGCTACTACAGGTGCAGCAGCGTTCCTAGTTCTGACTGAGGGACTCAAGCAGCTGGCGGCGATTCTACCCCAGGTAGCTATTGATGTGGCAAATGCCATTGCTAACTTCATCATCACACTAGGAGCAAAGGCCCCTGAGCTGGCGGTGGCCATGGCAGCATTGCTTGGAGCGATCATCTATGCCATTAATGCCAACATCCCTGGCATTGTCGCAACGTTGTTCATCCTGATCCAGGCGATGCTCACTGAGCTGGCTAACCATGCCTACGAGTTCGGCGAAAAGGGCGCCACGATCCTGGCAAACTTCCTGAACGGAATTGCTGACAACATCGGCAAGGTCATTGACGCTGCCACCAACGTCATCCTCAACTTCCTTGATGGAATTGCTAGGAATGGTCCGAAGATCATTGACAAGGGTATGTGGACGGTCCTCAAGCTTCTTGAAGGTGTTCGCGATGCTATTAACAAGTACGCTCCTCGTTTCAACAAGGTTGGTCGAGAGATTGCTTGGGCTATTGTCGACGGTATGACCAACGGTCTCGCATCCAAGGCCTGGAGCTTCGGTGAGTCTATGCTGAACGTAGCCAAGAAGGGCTACAACAAGGTCAAGAGCTACTTCAAGATCCACTCTCCTTCTCGACTGATGATGGAACTTGGAGGATATGTCGGTGAGGGTCTTGCTATAGGTATCGAGGATACTGGTGATCGTGTTGCTGATGCCGGCGGTAGTATGGCTGGCGCAGCTTACGACGCTATGTCAAAGGCGCTCGACGGAGTAAACGAACTCATCGAGGACGACCCATCCTTCAAGCCGGAAATCAAGCCTATTCTGGACCTCACCGAGATGCAGAAGCAGGCTAAGGGCATCAACAACTTCCTTCCCGCCATCGGAGTCACGGCTCAGGCAGCTAACGCGGCTCGGCCTCCCGCTCCGATCGCAGTTGACAATTCTGACAAGAATAGTCAAAATGGTGTTACAAACATCACCTTCAACCAGACCAACAACTCGCCTGAGGCGCTGGATGCGGCTACTATCTACCGCAACACCAACACTCAGCTTGCTATGGCAAAGGACAAGTTGACACTATGATCTCAGAGATCTCGTCCACGACAAAGTCGGGGGATCGTCTAACCATCGACATCACGAACCCCTACGAGTCGGGGGTCGCGGTCAAGGAGATTACTGGTCTGGGGCCAGTAAAGGCGGACATCAGCACTGATGGATTCGCCCTGCTGGACGGAGCGTTCCTTAAGGGGATCAGGGTTGGTACTCGTACTGTGGTACTGACTCTGATCCCCTGGGGGACCGACATTCAGGAACTCCGACTCAAGACATATTCCTACTTCGGAGTCGGGGAGACCATTACTCTCGGTGTGACAACCGACTGGCTTAACGTGCACTCCGACTTCATCGTCGAGTCCGTCGAGCCGAACATCTTCTCTGAGCGGCAGGAGATCCAGGTCTCCCTTCTTGGACTAGACCCATATTGGAAGTCCTCTGCTACTCAGATTCAGAAGGTCGTGGGCTTCAATGATAACACCCCCACCTTCGAGTTCCCGTTCTTCTCACAGGACAACCACAAGCTCAAGTTCGGTGACATGACCAACTCCTCGGGTAAGGATATCCGATACCTTGGTGACTACCCGGCTGGTGTCACAATCACCGTCGAATTCCTTGGTACGGTTAGCAACCTTATCCTGAGTAACACGACCTTCAACGAGACAATGTCCATCTCTCGAGCGGGGAACTTCTACGCCGGAGAAAGTATTGTTGTCGACACTCGTCCCGGCAAGAAGTCGATCACTCACCAGGCTCGAGGAAGGAAGTCATACATCACTGGCGTTCTGGCGCCAGGTAGTACCTGGATTCAGATGCATCCGGGAATCAACACGATCGCCCTTCAGTATGCTGGAGGCGTTGACGATGTGAACGTCTCTATGGAATACGATACACTTTATAGGGGGATCTAATGCAGCTGTTCTTCGCGTTCCTTCATAACTACAATTCTTGGATTGAGGTTCCGAATAACTTCTACTCCCTCAACTGGACTGAGCGGGCATATGACTACGGCCAGTTCGAGCTCCAGCTCTACTCGGATCAACCCGGGTACGAGTACAGTCTTGGGAACCTGTTTATTCGAGATGACACATCTACCGCCATGGTCATCGAGACGGCTACGGTGAAGCAGGAGGATGACGGTGTCTACCTCCACAAGTATACCGGGCGCTCTCTCGAGTCGATGTTTGAGTGGAGAGTCCTACCTCACAGGCAGTGGATTGAGCCCGACAAGAATGGCCAGTTCAATGCTCAGATGACTGCTGAAAACTTGGCCCACGCGCATCTTGGGAAGGATGCAGAAGCTGCTCGTAGGATCAATAACTTCAACTTCCACCGGGAAACTCGAGTGTCTCAGATGGCCTACGTCAACGACACTGGGCAGAAGATCCAGGATGGTAAGTGGATCATCTACGACCGAGCACCCATTGCTGAGATGTTCAAGAACGTCTTGTCGGCGTGCAAGCCGAACGGATATTCTCTCTTCTACAAGATCAAACTCGAGAACCAGGGTATTCACTGTTACGTAACTGCCCCGCATCTCATCAATACGATCACACTCGCTCAGGAGAACGACAACTTCTCCGACTTCGAGTCAGTGGACTCTATTGTCGATAAGAAGAGTACGATCTATGAGGTCTGGGACTCCGGAGATGTGGATCTGAAGTGGATTGCCGATGGTAGCACGCACACTCGGGCGCACACACTGCGATCTGAGAATCCAATTACTCGACGAGAAGTCTTGTGGGATAATACTCAGGTCCACAAGCCCTACTCGATCAAGGACTGGAAAGCGCTTACCGATCTTCAGCGGAAGCATATCACCTCTCTGAGCGAGGTGTGGTATCCCTTCTGGGTTCTGGACGCTATGTTCCCGAAGTATACCCCACTCAAGATGATCTCGGGTAAGATCAACAGCTTCTCCAATGTTGAGTACCGTACTGGGTTCGATGTAGGAGATATCTTCTACTACGTCCCCTCGGGCAGCAACGCAGAGCCAATTGAGTGCCAGCTGACTGAGATGACTGAGTCTTGGTCCAGTAGTGGGTTCTCTCGGGTTCCCACTATCTCAATGTCGTCTCGTACCAAGTGGAATGGTGACGGCTTCCGTATTGACTTCACTCGCGGTGGCCCCGGAGAGGTCATTGCTCCTCGAGAAAGGGATTAATGCATGGCCATTTCTAGTGGTTTCTACAACTCGGTGAATGGTGACCGGACATACGATGCTGACCAGTTCGGATCGCTCTTCGACGGTATCATCGCACCGGGTGTCTTCCCGAACGTGGGAGACAAGTTCCGAGTTCGCCCCACCAACAACGGTATGTCCGTGTATGTAGGTTCTGGTAAGGCATGGCTGAACAACCGATGGGTAGAGAACTCCGGTGATGAGACGGTGACACTCACTGGTTCTCACGCGACACTAGACCGAATCGACCTGGTATGTATCGAGGTTGACCGATCCAAGGCGATCCGTGGCGCCAAGATTAAGGTTGTCCAGGGTACCCCTGCTGTTACTCCGCTGATTCCGAATGTTGGGGACAGTGGTGACCGACAGACATTCGCTCTGGCTCAGATCAAGGTTATTAAGAACTCTCGACAGATTGTCGCCGAGAACATCATCAACCTTGTGGGTAGTGCTCGCACTCCTTATGTTCGCGGCCCTCTCGAGACGATCAACCTGGACTCCCTTCAGGCTAAGCTCCAGGGCGAGTTCAACACCTGGTTCGACTCGGTTCGAGATGCTCTGGCTAACGCGGGGGGTAACACCTCGACTGACGTCGCCAACCTCAAGGTGAGCGACAAGAACCAGAACGATCGTATCCAGGCCGTCGAGGGTCGAGTTGCTGGTACCGAGCTCAAGATCACTCAGATCAACGAGAAGTTCACTAACTCGGGATCTGTTTATGGGATGCTAAATGACTCGAACGTCGGTGTCCACAACTCGATCTACCGAGGAGCCTCTTTGGGTAACTCGGTGACTCCGTACCTCCAGGCAATCCGAAGTGGGTCGTTCTCCGGGATGTACCTTGGTGACTACTGGACATATTCTGGTGTCACTTGGCGAATCGTGGCGTTCAACTACTTCATCAATATTGGTGAGCCGCCCTTCCGCCAGAACCACATCGTGGTAGTCCCTGACCGGTCTCTGTTCCGAGAGGCTTGGTCCACCACTATCCCGGATCAGCGCTCGTATGTGGACTCGACACTCAATCAGTCCACTATGACCCAGGCAAGTCGTATGGCTGAGTCGCTGTTCGGACGGTCTAACATGGTCGGTGTCTGGACTCGAGTCGCTACTGGGTACGATGGTAACGGCGCAGTCAGGGATTGGCGCTGGTATAACCCACATATCAACATTATGGATGAAGCTATGCTCTGGGGGACATCGATCTTCAACGATCCTCTCGCCAAGGGTATGCACCACAACCAGTTCCCCGCCTTCAGGCTCAACCCAGCCCTTGTTAACATTGAGGAGGAGTACTGGCTTCGTGAACGAGCTTCAGCACAGACTGCAGTCTACATGAAGTCCACGGGCCAGTTCTCCCACGCCCCGATTAACTACTCCCTCGGGGTCCGTCCCTATCTAGCGATCGGTTAACATGCAGCACTTCGGATTCAACCCTCTGCTTGATATTGTTCTTGCGATATTCTTGTCAGTACTGGGATCTTCCGGAATGTGGGCTTGGATCATGAAGCGCAGTGAGCGGAAGTCCGCCACGTCAAGGCTTCTGCTCGGAATGGCCCATGACCGGATTGTATATGTCGGGAAGACTTATCTTCATCGAGGATTTCTCACCCTCGACGAGTATGAGGACTTCATGAAGTATCTCGTAGAGCCCTATTCCGAGTTCGGGGGGAATGGGCTTGCTGAGAAGATCGTGAATGAGGTCAAGAATCTTCCTGTCGTCCCCACCCCTAGACCCCCGGCAAAGAGGAAAACCAATGGCTAAGCACCTTCAGGAGAGCAAGTTGAACAACAAGTCCTACGACATCCTCAAGTGGGTTGCGCTGGTCGCCCTTCCGGCTACCTCCGCGCTCTACCTCACGCTGGCGGCTCTGTGGCACCTGCCTCACCCGACTGAGGTCGCGGGCACTATCGCTGCGATCGACACCTTCCTGGGCGTTCTTCTCGGCGTGAGCTCCAACAAGTATCAGGGCACTCAGCCCTCCGGCGCTCTCCATGTGTCTGAGGACCAGGGGATCCACGCCACCTTTGACCAGGGCGTCGCCGAGATGCTCCGTAACGGGAAGGTGACGCTGGACGTCAAGCAGGTCTAAGCGAGAAAAACCTGCGGTATAATGAACCCCTAGAAAGGAGCCCATCCATGAAGAACCCTGACCCCATCCAGCAGACAATTGAAGCTGCTCTGAAGGAGGCCGAGCTTCACGATCCTGCTAGTGAGGACTACACCACAATTGCTCGAAATGTCGAGACTCTTGCAAAAGCCAAAGCCCTTGGCGAGAGCAAGAAGCTCAGCAAAGACGCAATTCTCGGTGCAGCTACCTCTCTGGCCGGTATCGTAGCCGTCCTCCAGTACGAGCGACTTGCAGTTGTCAGCTCGAAGGCGTTCGGTTTGATCATGAAGGTTAAACCCTTCTGAGATTCGTCAGGCCCCCTGTGCTATACGCATGGGGGGCTTGGCTTATCTTTTTTTTT